GACGTTATATGAGAAATATGATCCCAGCTGAGAGATTGCTCGTTGGTATAATAGTGATACTGTCACAGATAAGAACAAAATCATTGATATGTACGCAATGAAAGGCATATAGCATTGACAAAGCATAGGTTATATGTTATATTATTAATATGAGTATAAGAAATAAGATTGAAGTATTAAAAGAAACAATTGCTTGGTTTAGAAAACAAATTGAACCACACGATTGTGGTTGGATGTACACCACTATTGATGGCATTAAACATAGAATAAGTGCATTAAGAAAAGAATTGAGGATGAAAAAATGAAAGAGTTTAAGTGGATTGATGTAGATAAAAGTAAACTTCCAACAACCAAAGGTAAGCGTATAGATGGTTTTCGTTTTTACCAAATAGATGGTAAGAACTATCCATCCATTACAACTGTACTTGGTGTTCAGAAAAAAGAAGGACTAGAGAAGTGGCGTAAGGCAGTAGGTGAAGAAGCTGCTAAGTGGGAAATGGGTAGAGCAGCACGTAGAGGCAAAGCAACTCATACACTTGTTGAACAATATATAAAAGGTGAAACACCTAGTATTAGGGACGTGTTACCTTTAGGTTTGTTTAGATTAATGAAACCTTATATAGACCAAATTGATAATGTTCAATTGTCCGAGGAAATAATGTATAGTCATAAACTAACAATTGCAGGTCAAGTTGATTGTGTTGCTGACTACAATGGTAAATTATCTGTAATAGATTTCAAGACAGCGAACAAGGAACGTAAAGAAGATTGGATAGAAAATTATTATATTCAAACTTGTGCTTATGCAATTATGTATGAAGAGCTATTTGGCAAACGCATAGAACAATTAGTTATATTAATGGCAGGTGAAGACGGCACAATGCGATCCTTTATAAGAGATAAAAAAGATTTTGAACCCAAACTAGAAGAATCTATCAAGTATTTTTATAAATACTATGAGAAACTAAACAAAGATAAAATCAAGCAATAACATTAACAAAGTGGCTGGAAATTATCCACGAGAGGTCACTTATGTTAAAGAAACTAATATCAATAATATTTGGAATTATACTCTTAATGAGTACTGCTCCTGCTTTAGCAGAGCACGAATTAAGTGGACAATTACCGAAAGACTTTGAACCTGCACCCGAAGTAGGTCCACAATTATATTGGTTACAAATGCCTGTAATATGTGGTGTTAGTGAGGATGTGCTTTTATATCTTAAAAAATATAACTTTAAATTAGTTAATGTTTCAGTTGGTAAACAAAAAGCAAAAGAGGATGGTGAACCAGTTTTTATAGTACAATATTATGTTGATCCTACATACACACAATCAATTGTAGTTATGACAACACTGAACGGTTCAGAATCTTGTATGTTATACAAGTCATTTGATTTAAAGTTTACTACACCTGAAAAAGGAACAAGTTTATAATGAATTTGACGTTGAAGGGTAGATAATAATTAGTGAGGACGTGGGTGCGATTCCCACCACCTCCACCAATTCAAAACACATTAGTGTGTGCTTTAAGGGGGTGAGCTAGAATCGACTACTAACTAAACCTATCTGGAGTTAAATCGCTGATAGCGTACTATCAAAACTATAAAAGCTAACGAAAGTTATGCTCTTGCTGCCTAGTTAATAGGTAGACGGCCTTGCCTGACAGGTGGCAACAGAAGTCAGGCGCTTTACATTTCATCATAAATATGTTATAGTAATGTAATGAACTCAAAAGAATTTTCACTGAAAATAGAAGAAGTTGTAAAAAAACATAAAGGTATGTCATACGTGGATGCTATAGTACATTATTGTGAAGAGAATGATGTTGAAGTAGAATCAGCAGGACGACTAATTTCCAAATCACTTAAAGAAAAAATCCAATTTCAAGTACAAAAATTAAACTTATTAAAAGGTGGTAGACCAGGAGTATTACCATCTTAATATGTGGGATAAAATAATGTATAACTATATCTATCACTGGATAGAAAAAATAGCCAGTACAGTAAGTGTATGGGCGTGGCATAAAAGAGAAAGGCTTTTACGAAAAGGACAAAACAAAAAATGAAAATATCTTGTTCAAGTAGGGCAAAGGAGCCTTGGAGACCTATTCAAGACCATTTGGATTTGCATATAAAGACAGCCTGGGAACATTCCAATTTTAGATTTAGTTATGATGATATAGATTCTGTTTATGGACAAGTAGAAGAATATATTCCTTTATATGGAGGTAGACCTGCGGAAGTTCCAGAAATAATGAAAGAGGATGTTTCTTGGATTTATGATAAAGGTATTGGTGTAAAATTAACTTTACAAAATAAATTTATAACTGACAAGGCTTATAAAGATAGTAAATCAGCTTTAAAAGAATATAATAAAAAAGGAAATTCTATTATTGTTACACTTGATAAGTTGGCTGAATATATTAAAAATGATTTTCCTAATTATAATATAGAGGCAAGTTGCATACAAGATATTACTGATAACGAACATTATGAAAAGAAAGTTGCAACTGGATTATATGATACGATTGTTTTACCTATTCATTGTAATGATGATATGAAATTTATAGAAAGTATTAAGAGAAAAGATTTGTTAAGATTGTTTATGAACATAGAGTGTTCTTATAATTGTCCTAGTAAAGTTTGTTATGGTCCAACTTCTAAACTTAATACTGAACAGTTGGGACAGGAGAAAAGTAACAAAAAATTTATGTGTAGTTTGATTGACTTCGGTCAAGAAAGAACCTTTTATAAAGATGATATAAATTGGAGGGAATTTTATTTTGATTTACCAATGTATGAGAAAATGGGAATAACTAAATTTAAATTGGTTACACCTACAGAACAACAACAACGAACTGCTTTGATGTATAAGAAAAATAGGAGCTGGTTGATTAAAAAGAAAAAGTAAAGTGATAATTTTAAAAGATAAAAAAGATATAAAGTTTGCACCAGAAACATTTTTAAAAGATTATGAGTGGGAATCTCACGGTCAATATGATAGTTTAAATTTTGTTAATAAAGATGTGAAAGTTTTATCAGTAAAGTTTAGTGTAGTTGGTGAAAAAACTTACAAAGCATTTCCTAATTTAGAATGGATTGTAGTTCGTCAGCACGGTTATGATAATATTAATCTTAAAGAATGTGAAAGAAGAAATATAGGAGTTGTTACTACAAAACCATTTGCACAATCAACTGCTGATTGGATAAATCAGTATATAAAAGATGATGATAAAATTGCATTAATAGGTAAAGGATCAGTTGGGTCAAAAGTAAAATCAGATAATATAACAATTATAGGAAGAAATGTAAATGGATTTCCTTGGCATAATTATAATACATTAATTGTAACCGTCCAACCAGAGAAAAATAAACATCTTATTAATAATGATATACTTTCTAAATTTAAAGGTAAATTAATATCAATTAGTAGGTCAGATGTTATAGACAATAAAGCATTATTAGATAATATAGATAATATCTCTCACGCTTATATTGATACTTTAGGAAGTGAATATAGAAATAAATTATTTGATACAAGAAAAATCACCTATACAAAACATACTGCTTGGGAACATAATTTTTCATATGAAAATAACACAACATATTTTAATAATTTAGAACAGCAAATAAAAGATTGTTTGAATGGTTTGATTTCAAAACCTATTTTAAATCGGAGTGAAAGAGTTACGTTTTAATGAGAATAGATACACCAGTTAAAGAATATAATTTAAAAGATAGGAAGATATTTGTTAAAAGGGATGACCTTATGGGAGATGGTAATATATTACCACCGTGGGGTAAAATGTCTGGTATTAATAAATTGTTAGATAATTTAAATCCTAAATATCCATTAATACATCTTGCTGTCAATGGTTCTTGGAGTGGTTGGGCATTATCATATCTTTGTAAGCAAAAAGGTATTAAATTTATTTACGCATACCCACCATCAAAAACATATTCAGAATTTATATTAAATAAAGCAAAAGAAAATGATTGTGAATTTTATGAATTGAAACCTAATATGATGGCAATATTATATAATGGAGTTAAGAAATATGCAAAACAAAATGATATACAAATGTTGCCGTATGCATTTGACCATATAGATTATCGTAGTGAATTAAAGAATCGTGCTGAAAAGGTTTTTAAGGAACATTTAGTTGACCATTTAGTTATTTCTGCTGGGTCAGGTGTGACAAGTTCAGGAATTGTCCAAGCATTTGCACCAGGTAGTGATTTATTTTCTAATTCCATTAAACAAGCACAAGTTATTACAGTATCAAATGAGAATACAATTAATAAAAAATATAAAAGTCATTCTATTTCTTCTGGCAATATTAATGTTTATAAATCACAATTTGAATTTGATGATATGATGAAAGATTATGAAGTACCATTTCCTTGTAATGGAACTTGGGATAGAAAAGCGTGGAAATGGTTAGAACATAACATAGAAAAACTTGAAGGTGATATTTTATTTTGGAACATTGGAGGTAATATATGAAAGATAAGAATAAAGAAGCAATTAAAATATTAGAAGAAAATCCACTCACTAACGTTTATTCTCCCGAGGATCAAATTAAAATGGAATTAATGAAGGCAAAAGATAAAAAGAAATATGATGAGCGTAATAGGAACACTTCAAAAGACCCTTTTAAAGGAACTAGTATAGAAGGAAAAGATTAAAGATGGACGTTGAACTTATAGATAAAATGGGTAGTGACCTATCAGTAGTGAACGCTGCTAGAGTATCATTTGCAAAAATTAAAGATAAATTTGAAGACAAAGATGAAAAGTTAATTAAATATCTTGCAGTACACGGACATTGGTCACCTTTTGCTCACGCTTCAATATCATTTAGAATTAAGGCACCTGTTTTTGTTGCAAGACAATTAGTTAAACATCAAGTTGGTTTAAGTTGGAATGAAGTGAGTAGGAGATATGTAGATGATAAACCACATTTTTATGTTCCATTTATGTGGAGAAAACGTCCTGATAAGAATATTAAACAAGGTTCAAGTGATGAAGAAGTACCTTATGATATAACTAAAATAATAAATGACGCTGAAGAAATGTATAATGATATGTTAGCAGACGATATAGCACCTGAAATGGCACGTATGATATTACCTCAATGTATGATGACCGAGTGGATATGGTCAGGTAGTTTATATGCATTTGCTAGGGTATGTAATTTAAGAAATAAAGAAAATGCTCAAGTGGAAACAAGAGTGATAACACATCATATATCAAAACATATGAAAGACCATTTTCCAATATGTGTGAGATACTTGTTAGATGGTTAATATAGTATGTGTATATTGGGGAAACAAGTATAGTATAGACTATGTAAATAAACTATACAGTATGGTAAAAAGGAACCTTTCTATGCCATTTAAGTTTATTTGTTATACGAACCACCCTTCACTAAAAATAATTGACGATATAGAGACAAGAAAATTACCATTTAACCAATATGATGGTTGGTGGAATAAATTAACTCTCTTTAGCCATGAGGCCGACCTACAAGGTACTTGTTTATACTTTGATTTAGATGTAGTGATATTAGATAACATAGACGATATGGCATTGTTTGGTAAAGAAGACACCTTTGGTATCATAAACGATTTTAATCCTAATAGTAAATCTTTCAATTCAAGTATAATGAAATTCAATAATATCACAGCTGAACATATATGGAAATCATTTAAGAACGATGAAACCAGTATGAGTAGAAACCAAGGCGATCAACAGGTGATTAGCTTAATTATGCATGAATCACCACATCTAAAGATTATGCCAGACGATTGGACTTTCTCATACAAGTGGTACGATAGAGAGAAACCAAGAATACACCAATCAGAGTGGACATTTGAAAGAAAGTCAAACACAAAAGTGGCTGTCTTTCATGGTAAACCTAACCCACACGAATCAAAGCAGAAATGGGTTGAAGACAACTGGAAATAGAACAAAACCAGAACAAACACAAGTAAATACTAGTAAAAAAAGTAAAAAAAGTGCTTGACTTTCTCGCCAGGACTGATAGGATAGTAGTATGAATTTCACAATAAAGGCGACCGGAAACTTTGGGCTTTCTAGAAATGTTTTAGTTTTCCCTTTATGTGGTTTTCAGAGTAAAAACAACGAAAGGAACGAAAGCCCACTTAAAAAAACTAGTTGCCAAACGTCAAATAGTATGATAGGATTAACCAATAATAACAAAGGATACACTAATGAGTAAAGTAAAACAATGGGCTACAGACACAGCAGAAAGCAATGTAGATAAAATACTTGCAAAATTCAAAGCTGGTGTTTACAATTCAACAGTTGCAAAAAATTTAATATTAAATGCAGGAAATATCAATTTAATCGGTATTGATGAATACAATATTGATGAAGTTATAGATGATTTTAAAAATGACACTAACATATTTTGTTATGTTGACGCAATTTCAGGAAAAGTAATTGCAGATTACACTAAAAACGGAGGTACTAAAATTGAATACTAAACCAGATAAATTTGTTAATAGCGATCCAGCTATATTTGTTGAAGGGAAATCTTTAAGTGATGTTGTTAACGGTACAACTTTTAACGTATGTTATTTAAGAGAATATATGGATTCAGAACAAGAAGGTGATTATTTCTATGCATATGAAACTGTATATAGAAATGTACCTAATAAGTTTAAGAAATACTTTAATGATAATATGAAATTAAAGATTGTTAAATTTTTAGATTGGAATTATAAAGAAACAGCTTCTAATTTTGCTAAAACAACTAAAGTACAGTTGATTAGTCAAAAGAAATATTACCAAACATATGAAGATGTATTTGGTGAAACAGCTAGAGGTAATAAAGATTTATTTAATGATTATGGTCAAGCATATGCCAGACAATCATTAAGAAAGGATTATAATCCTAAACTTACTAAAAGTAAGATCAAAAATACAAAATATGCGTGGAGAAAGGTACAATAATGAGTAAACATGATATAACAGACCAATATATTGGTCAAGACGATATAGGTAAAAACCTATACAGAAAAAAAACTTACTATACATTATGCATAGAGCAAGATGTATTAGCGAAAAACCAAGATGAGGCAGATACATTGCTTTCAGACGCAGGTATTAACTATTCAAACATAGGTAAAGACTTAGCAGAAGAAAAAGGCGGTGTTGAAACACATATGGTAGACGCCAACTATACAGAATCAGGTGATACTGAATATGTTGCTAAAGTAGTTTATGACGATTATGATGGTTTAGAAAATGCCAAAGAAAATGGCGATGTTGAACTAGACACATATGCTTTAGAAACCGATGTCATTAATGACAAGGGCGAAGTTGTTGAAAAAGAAAAAGAAATGGATCCATTAGGCGATTTAGAAAAAGTTGTTTATGGAACTAAAGAAGAATCTGATGTTGATGTTTCAAATAATTTAGAAGCAGAAAGTCAGTTAGGTAAATAGTGAAAACTGTAAACGTTGAACTAAAAAAGACAACTGTATTAGAGGCATATAATCAAGTGAAACTATTGAGTGATTTGGATTTTCCTAATTTTCAAAAAGGCGAACCACTTCATAATCTAATTATGGAAATTAAAAGAGATATAAAAAAACAAAATAAACAACCACCACTTTGGCTACAATTTTTAGAGTTTTGGCCAATGACAATAGTTGTGCCAGCGATGTTAATTTTAATATTGACAGCGAATATTTGGCAATGGTAAAGAAAGAGGATATGAAATATAACGAAGATAAAATTATAAAAGAAATAACAGATTACATTAAATCAACATATGGTCAACATTATGTATCTAACGCTACAGGTGACGAAGGTTTTCAGGTACAAGATTTGTTAAGATCAGTAGGTATTGATAAAGATTTTTGCCAAGCCAATGCAATTAAATATCTTGCTAGATTTGGTAAGAAAAATGGTAGAAATAGAAAAGATTTATTAAAAGCTATACATTATGTAATATTATTAATGAGTAGTGAAGACGCAACAACACCATTTGAGGACGGCGAGTCTCGCCATAAGCGTGAATTATCCGGCCGCTATCCGGAGACTCAGATTAATACTGTTTCATATGAACCACAAGAAGGAGAATAATATGGCAACAAGTCACGATTTAGATAGACCACTTGCAGACCTAAAAGAGATTAAGAAGAGTCTACCAGAGAATATAGTATTTAAACCAACACATAAGCTGATTGATGAGAAGATAGGCGAATATCAAAAAGACATTGAGGCAGTTGAAGAATATATTAGACAAAATGTTGATGGCGAACTAACTGATTTTTAATAGGAGTAAAATATGAAAGCGAAAAAACAAATGAAGTGTTGTATATGCGAAATAGAAATTGATAATGGTATGGATTACCATAATCCAACACCACTTGGAAAAGATGTATGTTGTACCTATTGTAATATAACTAAAGTGTTACCGGCAAGACTTAAAAATCTTGGAAATAGACTAGATAAAGTGCAACCACAAGTTGCGAAACAGCTAGTATTACCTTTTGGAGAGGGGGTACTCTAGTATGCAGACAGCGAGAAAAAGCGTTCCTGGCGTGTCCTGGCGCTTTCCAGGAGTGAAAAAACAAGTAAATACAGTGTTTCTTGTAGGGTTGCCATTTACAAGGGTTCCTGATAGCCTAATGAGAATAAACAATATAACGGAAGGATTACTATGAGTTTTAGATACGATAAAGATAATTTATACAAAGAATTTGCAGAGGCAAAGAAAAAAGACATTGCTTTGTCCAAATTAAAAGACCAAGACGCCAAAGAAAACGATTATTTCACAAATAGAATTAAATTTTGTGTAGATCATAAAGAACTAAAAATAGACAAACCACATTATTATGAACATGTTAATATTAACTTTGATAATTTAGAGATAGCTTATAGATCAACAAATCCTAGAGACCATTTTTATAAGACAGTATTTGGAATGACTTATGCAGAAAAAATGGGACAAGAAAAAAGAGAACATGAAGCTACAGACCTTGGAGAATCTAAATCAGGATTGACAACTACGAAGAAAACAGAAAAAATTCAAAGGGATTGGTATTAATGAAAAAGAAAAGAAATAAATTAGAAAGAAAATTAGATGAGTATAATCACATAATGGAATTAATTAGAACTATACTTCCAATTGTGTTGTTAATTATGCAAACCATAATTTTAATAAAAGTGTTTAACTAATTATATGAGAACAAATATAATAACCAAAGAAAGAGGAAAGATGAGAACAATGATGATGTTAATGACCATAATTGGTTTAATGACAGCAACTATGGCAAAAAGTGATGAGAACACTAAAGTGACACTAAAAGAATTTGGTAAGTCAGTTTCAGAGGTTCCAATGAAGATTGGTAATCACTTGTCTATGGAAATTGAAAAAACTAAAAAGTTCCAAAAAGAAAATTGGGCTAAGGGTAAAATTCAATTAGCTAAAACAATAGACCAAATAAAAGGATTGTTTAATATAAAACAGTAATGATTAGAAATATACTAATATTATTAATCGGTTTAGCACTTACAAATTGTGCTTCTACAAATAGATCACAAGTAGGAGCAGTTTTAGGTGCTACAACAACCACTGGTGCATGTCTTGAAATGGGAGTAAGTGATCCCTATGTTGTCGCTGGTTGTACTTTAGTTGGTGCATTTGCCGGTGCAGAAATTATGTATAATTCAGACTACGATGTACACAATGCTGTATTCGTAGATCATTTAAACAATGGTATTAATGGTTCTTCATATACTAATTGGTATAATAGTAAAACAGGAAATTCAGGCATAATTAAAATTACACGATCTTATATGGAAGGACCGTTTAAGTGTAAAGAATATGACGCTACAGTGGATATAACAAATAGATGGCCATTAATTGGTATAGGCGGTGTTAATAGAGAAGTTATATTTGGTACTGCTTGTCAATTACCAGATGGACGTTGGGTGGAGTTAAAACAATGATACATAAAGTAAGTGAACTATGCAAAAAGATTAATGGTATAAAAGTCATTAGTGATAGATTATATGAAACAAAATATAATAAAACAAAGTCACCAGAGCGTGACGCTGAAGTTGACAATATGATAGTAGATATACAATCACAATGTAAACTTGTAGCAAGTGATAAAGGAAATTATGGCGAATAATACAACAGTACAAAATCTTAAAAAAAGAAAAGATGAAATAAAGGACGAAATGGAATTTTCAGGTGAAACAAATACTTTAAATGACGAACTTTATGAAATTAATGATACATTAACAAAGTTAGGAGCAAATGACGAAACAAGTAGACATATTAGCTAAGTGTGTAATAATAGCAATGTTAGTTTGGTTAACTATATCAGTTAACAAAATAAACAAAAAAGTATTTCCGGATCCAAATATAATGATTCCGTTAGTACAAAAATTAGATTGGAATAGAAATTGATAGAAATATTTGAAATATTTTGGTCAGCACCTATAGAATTAAGAACTATAATCCTTGCAGGTATAGTTATGGGTGGTTATTTTATGTACAAGGAGAGAAATGAATAAAAAAGAATTTTTAATGGCCACGATTATGGCCTTTTCTATATTGATGTTAACCGATGTTGCAAAATCAGATGTTGAAGGAGTGACAGCTGATTTAACAGGCAATGTTTTACCAATATCAGAGGTAAAAGTAATATCATCTACAGAAGTATCATCTACAGTAGAAAAAACTATTGAAGTATTAGAGAAGATTGAACAAGTTGAAAAAGAAAAAGGTAAGGTTTATTACGATAAGATCACGACAATTGAACCAAAAAATGCCGCCGATCAATATTGTTATGTAAAAATTATTATCAAGCAACAAGGCAATAATATAATAAAAGAAGAAACCCTTGAATGTGCTGATGGTAGGAAGAAAGTAGACGGTCCTAGTTATTGGGAACTGTTTGCTCAGTTTTACTATAGAGACGTTGCAACACCAGAGTATTGCCGTTGGTATAGTAGAAAAAATCATGTTTTTAAGTCGTTCGGAAAAACATGTTTAAATAAGGACGGTGAATGGAAGGTAAAACAATGATTAAAAACTTAATCATTTTATCTCTCTTATTCGTAGTAATCACTGGAATTTCAGCTGGTGAGTTTTTGGACTATGTACAAATGGGACTTGACAAATTAGGCGAAATGGTGTATTCTATTAAGAGTGAGGTAAATTAAAATATATGATGAAAAAAACGATAAAACTCGTAGGAGTTGTATTATTAGGACTATTGATTTCCAATTGTTCTTCTAATTATCAAATAAAATCAGAAAAAGGCAAAGTGTTAAATCAAGTACCAAAATGGTACATGGCCGATTTTTCTGAATCAAAAGCATGTGCCACGCCAAGATTTGGTAAAGAAAAAGATAAAATGTGTATCTTTGGAGTTGGTACTGCTGTATCGCCAGACTTAAATCTAGCAATAGAAAAAGGTATGATGATAGCAAAAGCAGAGTTAGCCGACATTATCAAAGGCGAAATGAATAAGTCTAGCAAACAATTCATAACTGAACTAGGAAAGAATAATAACAAGACAACTGTATCAGAGGTTGAGTCTACAATAGTAAACTTAATTAAAGAAACACCAGTTAGAGGTTATGAAATCTTTGCTAAAGATGTCACAATGACTAAAAATGGATATTACAGAGCTTGGATTGGCTTAAGATTGCCAATGGGTGAATACAATAAAATGTATAATTTCACTATTTCAGAAGCTGTAGATTCTTATAACGTTAAGATGAAAGCAGACGTAGCTTACGAAAACTTAATGAAAGAATCCAATGAAAATAGTAATATACAGTAAAAACAATTGTCACTTTTGTACCAAGGCCAAAGAACTTTTAACTAAGCTTGGCCTTGAATACACAGAAAAAAAGATGGAAGATTTTTCGTCTGTTGACGCTATGTTAAAGGACATTGGTAAAAAAGTAAAATCAATGCCACAGGTGAAGATAGACGAGCAATTAGTTGGTGGTTATAACCAACTGTTAGAGTATTTTGTAGAAGAAGGTAAGATAAATTTCAAAGGTGATGTACTATAATGACGTATGAACCATTACCAGACGGATTAATAATTCAAAAATCTTCTATAGAGGGTCAAGGAATATTTACAACAAAATTTATTGAGAAAGATACTAATTTAGGATTATCACATATAGTTGTTAAAGATGAACTTATAAGAACACCGTTAGGTGGTTTTATCAATCATAGTGATAAACCAAATTGTATAAAGGTGAGAGGTGTATTAGGGCGTGAAGATGTTGAAGACTATAATAAGTATTTTTTATATACTGAACGACCTATAAAAGTGTGGGAAGAATTAACAGTTAAATATACGTTTTATAAAATATGAGCGATGACGATATTAAAAACATTATTCAATTTCCTACAAATAAAATTGTAAGGCGTGTAGGTAAAGATCAACAAAGTCAAAAAATTCAAAACAAACTTAACGATCAATTAAAGAAACAGCAAACAAAACAATATATTGAATCTGCTGTAGATGATATAGTTATGAAATTAATAAACAGTTTTCTAGATATGGCCATAAAAACAGATAAGTTAACATTTACAAAAGACTTGGCTATGGTGGTAGACACATTAAGAGGTTTAATCTACAGAGATTTTGGAATGAAACATACGTCTCACTCCTTAACAGACAAATTAGTAGATATAAAACAATTAAAGAATGGTCATAGATCAGCTAAAATAGATTATAGTAGGGTAATAGAAGCTAAACGTACACCAACTAGACCATTTAGTAAAGAGGTAAAAGAAGAAGTTGACGACCTATCAAATGGTGCCAACCAATTTTTTACAGAAGAAACAGATGATGATAAAGATTAACGGAATTCCAACTGGAATCGCCTTTGCAGGTTGTAAAATAGTGAATAATAAAAAAGGAGACTTAAACAATGTTTAAATCTATAAAGAAAGCTTTTGGTAGAGTCGGAAGACCTACTATGAGCAAAACTCAAAAGGTATTAAATCTTTTGAATAGAGGTGAGTCTGTATCTTGGAAAATTTTGAGAAACAGATTTGACCTTCAATCGCCAAGAGCGATGGTTGATAAATTAAGATCACAAGGTAATATGATCTATATCAACAAAGGAGCAAAAGGTACTTCTTACAGAGTAGGTACACCAACAAAAGCTATTATAGCTGCTGGTATACAAGAAATGTATGGTACGCCTTTCGCTTACAAAAACTAATATACATATAGTATATAAAATGGTGGCGAGAAATCGCCACCATTCAACTTAAACGGAGATTTATGTCAACTAAAGTACAATTACAAAAACAAATAGAAACATTAGAAGATACAAACAAATGGTTTAAGAAACAAATTGAACCACACGATTGTGGTTGGATGCATACAACCATTGATGGTATAAAGTATAGAATAAAAATATTAAAGGGAAGATTAAGAGCAAAATTAAAAGGTAAATTAGTTAAAGAAAAACATTGGAGTGAATATCTATAATGATACTAGTGGATTTAAATCAAGTATTAATATCTAACTTAATGGTTCAGACTAGAGGTAAGCCAGAAGTTAAACCTAATTTAGATATGGTGAGACAGATGGTTTTAAATTCATTGAGAGGTTTTAATATAAAATTTAGAGACGAGTATGGTAAAATGATATTATGTTCAGACGCTCCCAATCCTTGGCGTAGAGAAATATTTACACTTTATAAACATGGTAGACGAAAAGGTAGAGTAGATTCAGATACAGATTGGGACAATATATTTGATATAATGTTGACCATTAAGAATGAACTAATAGAAAACTTTCCATATATTGTTATGCATGTTGCCAAAGCAGAGGCAGATGATATTATTGCTAGTCTTATAAAATTGAGAGAAGAAGATAAGTATTTGATAGTATCTGGTGACAAAGATTTTATCCAACTACACCATTATGGAGACGTTTACCAATTCAGTCCAATATTAAAAGGTTTTATTGGTGAAAACGAAGACCCTATACAATTCTTACATGAACAGATTATTAAGGGTGATAGATCAGACGGTGTACCAAACGTATTGAGTGCCGATGATATATTTTTAGATAAGGGAGTTAGGCAGAGACCTATTAATAAGAAAAGATTGGCTGAGTTTACTGATATAGAAACATCATTAGACATAGAACCATCAATTAAGAAGAACTACCAACGGAATAAGAGACTAATTGACTTGTCTCAAATACCAGAACACATAGAAAAAAGTATTATAAATACTTACAAGAATTATAAAGCTAAAGACAGGTCGCTCCTGTTAAATTACTTTATGAAAAACAAATTGAAGACATTGATTGAACAAGTAAATGACTTCTAACATATATATGGAGAATAAATTATGGCAATAGCAAAAATAAATCCATCATTAGCGGCGGCTTCCAGAACAGCAGGCTCAGGAGAACCTACTGTCCACGAGATTTTTACGGAAATTAACAATGCTAAAGATAAACCAAAAAAGATAGCAATCTTAAAACAACACAACAACCAAGCAATGAGAGGCCTGCTTAAGGCTGCATTTGATCCTAAAATAGAGTTTGATTTACCAGAAGGAAGACCTCCTTACATAGCAAATGAAGCTCCAGCAGGAACAGAACATACAAGTCTATTATTCGCAAGTAAGAAACTATGGCACTTTGTTAAAGGTGCTGATCCAGAAATTACCAGATTACATAAAGAAAAGATGTTCCTTGGTTTATTAGAATCTTTACACGAAAAGGACGCTGAGGTTATGATTGGTATCAAAGACAAAAAAATCAACAACATGTATAAAGGATTAACGGCTCAGATGGTCAAAGAGGCTTTTAACTGGTCAGATGAATTTATGCAACAGACAAACAAGTCGATTCTTAACGAATTATTGACTTAAAACCTCACTTTTTAAGGGTGCGACATACCGTACCCTTAAAAAACCCTTATTTTACACGCTTTTTAAATATATTTTTCGCTTGACTATTCTAGTGGTTTGGTATATAATAAATATATAAAAAGAAAGGTATATTATATTATGAAAAAGTTTTTAGCGACAATATTGATAATCTGTAGCACATTATGGTTCGGTTTATCAAGTATAGCAAAGGCAGATGACTACACTAACGCAGTTATTGGACATGTTATATCAGAAACTATTAAAAACAGTGACATTGACAACAAGGCTATCCTAGAAAGTGAACTAGAAAGACTTGGACACCTTTATGCTTTGGAAATGATTTCAGTTATACAGAAACATTTGCCATACATTTTAGATTCTGTAATGACAGAATTAAGATTAAAGGCTGACCACGAGTATAAGTGTAAATTATTGGAAGATACTAAAGCACTTGATAAAGATTGTATATAATGATTAACTTAAACAGAGGAAAAAGTAAGTATGTTAAGAAAATCAGTAAAGTCAAGAATCACCAAAACTAAAAGGATCATTCAGATAGACCTTAAAAATAAATCCAGAAAATATAAAACAACTTATAAAGATATTAAGAAGTATTTTATTATGCTAAATGAACTAATTTTTAACAACAAGTTATCTCCGTTTAACAAGATAATGATTAAACAGATCAGAGATCACCAAAGAAAAGAAAAAATATATGGTCAAGTATTAACTTATGATTGGGATAGACGTGGAACTAGAGAATACCAACTCCATATGAGACCTTACTACACTAATAAAAAAGAATTTGCATGTACTTTGGCACACGAAATGGTACATTTATATCAGATGGTCAATGAAGGCGATACTGGTAACCATAACTCCTTGTTTTATAGTTACCGAACAAAATTAAATAGAATAGGATTAGATTTATAATGAGTGAAATGACGAGAAGGAAAGTGAAAGAACTTGACCCTTACCTGAAAGGCAGAGTAGGTGAGGCGTTGATACAATTAGAACAATTGAAGAAACCATCAAATCTACCAGGTACAACAAAAACTTATTACACTGGTAATTGGGCTAAAGACGTGTATGATAATTTTACAGATAAACAGGCAGCTGTTATATTTGCTAAAGTTGCAAAAATGAAAGAAGGATTATCTTTATATCAATCCAAATTAGAATCATTTACAGATGAAGAAGGATTAGAATGGGTCGGATACGATTACATAGCGAGGAAATTATGAAAACAATAAAAACAATAGGAAGAACTTTAATGTTTGTAGTAATAGTTATAGCTTG